TATATGAGAAAAGAGAAAGAGCTTTAACAATAGAAGGATTTGAACTTTACTGTTTCAAGGAAGGCATTATAAGCGATTTGAGCCATTATTTTTGTAATTTGGATGAAAGATACAGCGAATTTGTAGCCATCTGTTCATATATAAAGAAAGAGGTGCGAGAAGACCAGATACAAGGTGGCTTAGCTGGGGTGTACAATCCAAGCATAACTCAACGACTAAACGGCCTAACTGAGCGAGTTCAGACTGAACAGAACATTAATGTCAATAAACTACCTGAATGGTTGACTAAACCAATTGAATAAAATATGAAACCAACTACAAAAGCGATTAGCTATGCACTCTTATTAGAGCAAATGATTAATTATGAGCCAAATCTTGAAAATCAATTTGAGGCTTATGGTATTATGTGCCAAAATCTTTACAACATGTATATTGCCAATGAGATAAACTTAGAAGTTTATACAGAATCAATGTTATCTTTAAATGAAGGTAGAAACCTTTTATTAAATAAAACTAATGTTTAACCCTAACTTCGTTTTTTTAGAAAAAAATATAAATACAAAACGTGTGCTTGCCTTACAAGGTGGCACACGTTCCTGACTGGCAAAACTTACTCAGCTTTACAATGGCTTATCCGATTATGTCTAAAGCATCAAGGCATGACCATCTCAATAGTTAGGAAAACACTTCCTGCTTTGAAATCATCTGCAATGAGGGACTTTATAGAGATACTTAATTCAATCGGGTACTATAACGAGTCGGACCATAATAAGTCAGAAAACACCTACCTACTTAATAAAAACCTTATTGAATTCTTTAGCGTGGACGATGCTCAAAAGATACGAGGTAGAAAGAGAGACATCCTATTTGTAAATGAGGCCAATGAGATAGACCTTGAAGATTGGAGGCAGTTACTTTTAAGAACGACTGGCAAGGTTATCATTGATTACAACCCTTCAGACTTTGAACACTGGATTTATGACCAAGTATTAACCCGAGAAGATTGCGGCCTAATCATTACGACATACAAGGACAATCCCCACCTTCCTGATGCACTTAAAAAGGAGATTGAAAGTCTTGAACAAGCCGACCCAGAGTATTGGAAAATCTTTGGTTTAGGTGAACGAGGCCAACTAATGGGATTAGTCTTCAATAATTGGACCAATCAATTAGCGGTACCAGATAACGCTAACTTTGTGGGTTATGGTTTAGACTGGGGATTCTCAGCTGACCCTACTGCATTAGTTAGCGTTTGGAAGTATGAGCAGGAACTTTATGTCAGAGAGGAGCTATATGAACGAAAGCTAACCAACCAAGACATAGCCGAAAGGTTGAAGGACATGGGCATAGCTCGGAAAGAAATATTTGCCGACTCAGCCGAACCTAAAAGTATTGAAGAAGTGTATAGATTAGGATTCAATATCAAACCAACCCAAAAAGGTAAAGACTCAATCATCAACTCAATTGACATTCTTAGAAGGTACCGACTTAACTTGATAGGCAACAACCTACAAAAAGAGTTTAGAACATACAAATGGAAAACGGACAAAGCAGGAAAGATAGTGAACGAACCAGTAGACTTTAATAACCACTTAATTGACGCTACACGCTATTTAGCATTGATGAAACTGCAAGAACATAGAAGGGGGCAATATGTTACAATTAGGGCCTAAAAAAATATATTAGATAGAATGAAAAGCATTTACTACAATTTAACCTTAAAGGACTTCATAGAGCTAAACTCAGTGAAGGGAAGCGACTTGGAAGCGAAGAGGCAAAAGCTTTCAATCTTGTTTAAGGTGGAAAAGGAATTCTTTGATGGTATGACTTCAGCCCAAGTGATTGAGCTTTATTCAGACTTTGAGAAGTTAGAAACCCAACCGATTAAGACAGTTTATAAAAAAAGAATTAAGGTAGGCGGTAGATGGTTTTTTATTGATTACAGATTGAGCCAAATAAGTTCAGCCCAATTTATTGATATTACTCACTTTGCGAAGTCTAATCCATTAGACAATATACATAGGATTGTGGCAAGTTGTATTAGGCCGATAAGTTGGAGATTTGGAAAAGTAAAAAAGTATAACGGAGATGAACACGACGAGATCAGCGAACTACTTTTGAATCAAATGAAAATCAAAGATGCTTATCCTATCATGCTTTTTTTTTGCACTCTATCAAGCAAATTATCGGACAATATCCTAAACTTTTTCCTGAGCAAATCGGAGGAGATGGAGAGCCAGTTGAGAACTTTAACACAAAGTGGGGATGGGTTGCCACAATAGATAACCTTGCAGGACATGACAAGACCAAATGGGATTATTTTTTTAATTTAGGCCTAAAGGAATTTTTAAACATAGTTAGTTACCACATAGACCACACCGACGAGATAAAGCGACAGAATGCAAGAACAAGACTACACTAATTTACTGAACGATTTAGGAACTGACTTAACAGAGTCAGACGAGTTCAACTCATTAATTGAGGAGGCTGTAATAAGGTTTGTTAATAGTTTGTCTGATGCGATGAAGTCTAACCTAACTGAAAGGGATGCTTACTATGCTGACTCGGATTTGGTCCAATCAATAATCACTTTACCTATTGAATCAAACGGAACTACTTTTAGTATGGCTATTGATATGAACTATTATGGTGACTTTTTGAACAAAGGGGTAAGCGGTACCAGAAACAAATTCAATTCGCCTTACTCATTCAAAAAAGAATCAGTTAGCCCAGCCTTTAACAAGTCACTCAGAAAGTGGATAACAAAAAGAGGCATCCCGATTCAAAGTAGATATTCACAAACAAGGAACTTAACTAAATCGGCAAGAGCTAAAAAACAAATAGACGAAAAGACTAAGATGGCTTATGCTATGGGAATGGGTATTAAAAGAGAAGGTATAGAGCCGACTTATTTTATTGACGATGCGCTGAGTGAAAAAAGCATCCAGACCTTTGCCCAAAGTTTAGCCGATGCTTTGGGCCGTTCTATTTCAGTAACGATAATAAATAAATTCAAATGATAACAATAAACGACTATCCAAATAACTGGCAGAACGTATATAACGAATTAGCCTTTAACATAGAAAGTACAAATGCAAGTGCAAGTGGTTTTCAATTCTTGGTTGATATAAACGTAACTGGACAAACTAACCCAGTCGCAAGGTTAACTTATCCTAAACAACCGGGAGTAAACTTTCTAAATTTAGATGTTAGCGAAGTATTACGCAACTATGTGACTTATGACTTTCAAAGTTATAACAGTTCTGGTATCAAACATTGCACAAGCTCAAAGGTGGATTATTGGGTAGAGTTCGGTGAGGTTTACAACAATGCCTCAGGAATACCAACTATTCATCCGAACTTAGCAAACTATTATACAAGTGGTGGCAATGCTCATTCAACTAATGCGATTTTTGACTTTTTAGACTGGAGCAAAACGGCCTTTACAAGTTTAAACATTGGACCTCCTGAAAGCTCACTAAAGACTTTGAACCAAACTACTTACCAAGAGAAGTTAAGATACGGTGAAGAAAGGTTTTTAACTGTATTTGACCGAGAAGGATTGTTTAGCAACATCAATGTTCAGGTGCTTGATAAAAACTTTACGACTCTAATTCAATCAAATGCAAGTTTTACAACATTTGGGTCAATTGTTTCAATCAATGTGGCTAAGTCAGGTAACTCAACTGGATACTACAAGACTGTTTATGATGCTGCCTTTGATTATTCAGATGCAGTTTATTACCGAGTGAACGGGCAGAACACGAGCGGAAGTGGAGCGATAACTTATTTCAGTAGAACATTTGTAATTGACAAGAGCTGCCAAAAGTATTCGCCTATCCGTTTACATTGGTTGAATAATTTGGGTGGATTTGATGCGTTTACTTTTACTAAGGTAAGCAGAAACTTTACGGACATTGAAAGGAAAATGTTTAAGAAGTTTCAACCGCTCAACTATGCAAAAACATTTAGAGGTAAAACGAACTACTACACTAAGTTTACCGATACGATTCAGATTAACTCCGATGGCTTAACCGATGCTGAATGGATTGGGTTAAAAGAATTAGTACTTAGTCCAGTTGTCATGATGGAGTACGGAGCAACCTACATACCCGTAAACATTAAAGAAACTAATTACGAGGAAAAACAATACGTTAACGACAGACAGTTGAGCAGTTTAAGTTTGACACTTGAATATACTTTTGACAATTACAGACAATCACTATGAACCAAACCGAATTAAAAATAATAGCTTACAACTCATCAGGTATAGTGAATAATACTTGGAATGTTGACCTTTACGATAGCGTTCCAATGCCTATCAATAAATCAATAGTTGATATTAGAGAACCTGACAAGAGACAGAGCGACTATTCAAAAAGTTTAACCATACCCGGCACCGCAAATAACCATCAAATATTCTCGGCTATTTTTAATCTTGACCGCTCAACAATAAATAGTTCAACCTTAAATTTTAACCCTGATTTCAATCCTAATTTAAAAGCAGATGCGATACTTTACCGAAAAGGAATACCTCAGCTAATAGGTTACATACAATTGGTTAGTATTAAAAATGTAGATGGGGCTATTGAATACGAGTGCGTAATAATTGGAAAGTTCGCTAACTTATTTCAAGATTTAGGAGAATTAAATTTGGCTCAGTTGGACTTGTCAGAGTTTGATCATGTATGGAATAAAACAAATGTTCAGAACTCATGGGCTACGTCAATCATTAAAAACGGGACTACCTATGTGAATTTCAATGCAAGCGGACAACCTAATGGGGCTGGTTATGTTTACCCACTTATTGACAGAGGCAATTCAAACACATCAGCTGAAAACGATTACAACTTTGGTACTATGTATCCAGCAGTCTATGTAAAACAAGTAGTAGACTCTATTTTTGCTCAAGCTGGTTATAGGTATGAATCTAACTTTTTCAATTCGCAAAGATTCAAGAATTTAATAGTACCTTATTGTGGTGGAGAGTTTAGAATGACTGAAGGAGAGGTAGAGGACCGTACTTTCTTAATGACTAACTCAACGGGTTTGAGTTTTACAAGTTCTGACCAGTATAGATCAAACGTTTACAAAATAGCTTTTAACACCAACGGAAACGATACCAACCCTTCAGGAGTTAGCACAGTTAATCATGAGTGGACTTGCCCAGCTGGATTAGGAGGGAAATATAGATTTGCAATTGAAGGTACAATAAATATAACTGGAACGGGTACTGGATTTTGTAAGTTTAATTTTGGGATAAGAGTAAATAGGGGCGGAAGTGTTTTAGCTCAAATTGCGACAGATTACAGAACAGCAGCGGTAGGGAATTCAGGAACAATAAAAATTGAATCAGGTTTATTTGACATACAAGCAGGCGATAAAGTTTACGCAGTAGCTTATTATGAAAGTTATGTAGGAGCTGAT